GTGAAATGTTATGCCAGCTACGCCGTGTTTATTGTCGCGTCGCAAAGGCATATTTTGGCAATTCTCGGCATGAGTAGCCAACCGCAAATTGCTTATGCGGTTGTCTGTTTTGTCGCGGTTGACATGGTCTATTTCGTGCGGCGGCCAAACGCCGTGAACGTAGAACCACGCCAAACGATGCGCTCTATAGATTTTGCGGTCGGCGCATATCTTTATGTACCCCGTGTTAGCCAATGTGCCGGCATTAGCGCCCGCCCGTTGAAAACGCCCCTTGCCGTTGACGCGCCATGTGAATAGGCCCGTGTCAGGGTTATAGGCTAACAATTGTTTGAGTCGGTCATTTTGTATCATGGTCTTAATTTACTTCAGGCCAAGAACAATTTCAAGAACGACTGCGATTAAGATTGCCATTGCTTCACCGATTTTCATAGCGTTTGATCCCGTGCATTATGGTGGTATGGTCGCGCCCGCCTAACACCTGGCCGATGAGCTGGAGCGGCGCGTTTAGCTCGTGCCTGGCGCGCCACATGATCTCGAACCGTGGCCAGATGACCCCCTTGCGCCGATTGTGCCCGATTAGGTGTTCGGTGGGTATGTTATGATTCCGGGCTGTTTCCTCTATCAGCTCCCGAATCTCCTCTATCATCTCTTGCTTTTGCATGTTTACCCCTAAACATAAAATTGAGCGCATGGGCGGCGGTCATAACAGCCCGTTCGTCCGCGTATGGCGCGTTGATCCTCATTATGAGGGAGCCGTCGCGCCGGTGCAGCGACAGCCCCTCGCCGACCTTCCAGCGGGTCATGACCCCGCCGGGTTGCGTGTCGAGATCAAGCCGGAGCATGACCGCGCTTCTCCAGTTCGTTCTGTATGATCTTGGCGCGGTAATCGTCCTGTTCTGTCTCTAGCAGGATGTTAAGCGCTTCGTCGGACAGCCAGTGTAAGAGCTGGCTAAATTCGAAATAATCTTTCATTTTCCCCATTGTGCCGCCATCGCTTCCGCGACGCCTCCATAAGTGCGTGAACGTTCTTTCCATCTGTCAGGGCCGGGCGGCATACGGTGAACCCGCGCCGTGCGCCCCTCCACTATGTCCGTCGGCTGTAGGGGCGGGAGCCCCTTAAGCCATTGCATTGAGCCCAGCTTCATAGACGCACATACCGCAAACGCGCTCCATGCGTCGCAGCTTGCGCATGTCGAATGCGTATTCGCGTTGCTGGTCTTTGGTCAGCGCCGGGCTGTAGTCGTCCGCCGCCGTATCTGGGTTATAACCCACGCCGATAATGGCGACCCATTTGCGCGATATGTCGCGCATTTCCAATTCCATATCCATTGGTCAGCTTCCTTGTTCGGCGTTGGCGCATTCTTCATAAAACTCGGCCGCCGTGCGCTTGCATTCGGCTATAAATTCTTCGTCCGTGCATTCAGAGAAGTCTAAGTCCATGCGCGCAAGGATGCAGCGCGCGACCCAATCATTGTCTATGCCCAGAATGTGCATAACATCATCAACGTAAAGCATCAGAGCCCCCCTAGCAGGTGGATCAAGAAAAGGAACAGCGCGGGGACGGCAAGCGCGGCCCCCAGCGCAAAGGCGATTAGGTCAGTTTTGTTCATAATCTTCCTTGCAGGCTGCATACACGTCGCGGCTGGCGCATAGGATGGACTCGACCTGTCTAAAGAGAGGGTCAGTCTGCTCTATGCAGCGATCAGGTTCCTTGGCCTTGTCGGCGCTTATTGTGAGATGCTCCAGCTCTATGTCGTATGGGCCGGCGTCGTCGCCCGTGTCGCGGTCGCGACCTTCCCATTTGTAAGAGATGGTCGCCACGCCATAGGCGTATATCGCTATCCCCGGCCACGGCTGGAACTCGTCTAGCTCATATTCGATATGGTAGGTCATGGGTTGCTCCACTTTTCTGTCCAGTATTCTTCAGCGGCGTTGTCGTAAACGTCGCGCAGCGTTAGCAACGCGTCGTCCAGATGATTTGTTCGGGCTGGTAGGGCGGATAACAGCTCTATCAGCTCTTCTATCGCTTTGGCTTCCAGCTCTAATTCAATCATAACGTGGCCCTTAAAAATTGACGCGCGATCATCTCGGCATTGTCCAGCGACGCAATGGACGCCGCTAGAGACAATGACAGGCCGAACCGGGCTAGGAACGTCGCCAGCTCGTCCTGCGGCACCTTGGCGATGATGGCGGCGGCCTGTTCGAGTTTAGCTTTCGGAACGCGCTTGCGCGGTATGACGGCGACGGGTTCGGCTTTGGGTTGCGCCGGCCAGCGGTAAACGTCGCCGGTTTTGGTCGCTTCGGCCAAGATGATAGGCTTCAGTTTCTCATTATACATCGCCAGCCCGGCGCGGCGTTTCTTAGTCTCTTTGTCGGGTTGCGGGTTGCGCGCTGTTCCCGCGCGGCCGGTAAGGCTATGCGATAGCGCGTTAGCTCCCCACGCGACCAAATGGCCGGCATGATGCACGCCGCCGTTGCGCCATTGTGCGTCCATTGCTTCTTTAATGCTTGTCATGTCGTTTGCTCCTATGTTGATATGTTACAAAATAGGCGACGCCATTGCTAGCGCCGCCTGTGATTATGCGTCTTCTAATGTTTGGATCAGATGACCGGCGATTTCATGCCAGTTAACGTCCGCCATGAACGCTAGCGCATAGTCCGTCGCCAGTCCGTCGCCCGCGTCACCAGTCACCAACTCTTCGGCAAAGTCTTTTAGCTGTTTCGACATCTCATACTGATCGTCAGTCTTGAACCATTCGCGCGGCTCGATCCCGTCGAATATCTCAAGGTTGATCCGCCACGTCGCGTAGTTTGTCCAGCCGTTATATGTTTCGTTGCTCATGTTGTCCTCCTACTGTGTGGATATGTTATCATTGCGCTGATTTGTGGATAGTGTCAAACATTATTTTACGAAAAGGCGAAAATAGTTGCGGATCGTCGTCGGATCGTCGGACAACATGGCGTTGAATGCGAGGCGCTGCTTGAAAACGTCATATCGTCATGAGAGTTGTTATAGGGAGTTTTAGAATAAATGTAAACATAATAGTATAGCGGCCTGCAAAAGTTTTCAGCGACCTGAAACGTCATGGCAATCCGACGATCCGACGTTTTTTGCCCACAATCGCCGCGTCATCAAACCCGCGTCGTCCAAGCGCAAACATTCTGCATGAACCTGCGTCGTCATGACGATCCGACGTTTTGCTGGCGCTTGTCGCGACCTTCTCATCGCATGACGATACGACGATCGTATGTCAACTTAACGTGATGCTTTAAGTATACATTCATTGAGCTGATCGGGGTCGATCCAGGTCGAAAGGCGGGGGAGGCTGGGCCGAGGGATCTCCTTTAAGAAATACGCAGCCATCACGAACAATTTTTATTTTTTATTTTTTCATGCTAAAAGTTTTATTATGTTTGAAAGCCTACCCTATGAGCCGCGCAAAATAGAGGCGACGGAAGCCGTCCTAGAGCGCATCTATCTCGCCGCCAAGAAAGGCCTTAAAGGCGATACGCTCGCCTACGCCGCTGGCATGACGCCTCAAGAGTATCGGCGATTGGTGCAGTTCGATCCTATTGCGGAGTATGCCGAACAGAAGGGCCGCGCAGAGGGCGAGGCTGAGATGTCCGAGGTGCTGCATAACGCCGCCCGCGGTGGCGACACAAAAGCGGCGCTGGACATTCTCAAGCACGTGCATAAGTGGACGGCCCCGCAGTCCGTGCAAGTGCAGGTCGAGCAGCGCATATCTATTATAGCGGCGCTAGAAGAGGCGCAGCAGCGCGTGATCCAAGGGGAAATAATCGATGCAAGTGCCGATCTACTCAGCGGACGAAGAACAGAAGCTGATGGCGACCCTATGGTCGGCGCAGGTGAAGAACGATCCGGTGGCGTTCGTGAGGCTGGCGTTCCCGTGGGGTAAGGCCGGCACGCCGCTGGAACATTTTACCGGCCCGCGCAAATGGCAGCTAGAGGTCTTACAGGACCTAAAGGCGCACATAGCGGCCAACGGCGGTAAGGTCGACTTCGAAACCTTTCGCATGGCCACGTCATCCGGGCGCGGCATCGGCAAGTCCGCCTTAGTGTCATGGCTCGTGATCTGGATGCTGACGACCCGCATAGGCTCGACGACCATCGTGTCGGCCAACTCAGAAGCGCAGCTCAGATCGGTCACTTGGGCCGAGATAACCAAGTGGCTCAGCATGTGCCTCAACAGCCATTGGTTCGAGGTGTCGGCCACCCGCGTGCTGCCAGCCAAGTGGATCGCGGAGCTGGTCGAACGCGACCTGAAGCTGGGTACGCGCTACTGGGGCGTCGAGGGGCGGCTGTGGTCGGCCGAGAACCCCGACAGCTACGCGGGCGTGCACAACTTCGCGGGCGTCATGCTGGTGTTCGACGAGGCCAGCGGTATTGATGACTCTATCTGGGCGGTGGCCAGTGGCTTCTTTACAGAAAACACTCCTAATCGTTTTTGGCTTGCTTTCAGCAACCCCCGCCGTAACAGCGGATATTTCTACGAGTGCTTCAACAGCAAGCGCGACTTCTGGCGAAACAAGGTTGTTGACGCCAGAAGCGTGGAGGGCACTGATAAGGCAGTCTATCAGCAGATTATCGACGAATACGGACCTGACTCTAGCCAAGCGCATGTTGAGGTCTATGGAGCCTTCCCGAACGCATCGGATGACCAGTTTATACCGTCATCACTGGTCATGGACGCGCAGACACGTGCGCCATCACAGGATCAGAGTGCACCGATAATCGTCGGCGTCGACCCGGCGCGGTTCGGGGCGGACGCTACGGTCATCGCCATCCGGCAAGGACGCGACATCATCGGCATACGCCGCTACCGCGGCGACGACACGATGGAGGTCGTGGGCCGCGTCATTGACATCATCGAAGAGTTCCGCCCAGCGCTCGTCGTCGTGGACGAGGGCGGGCTAGGGGCTGGCGTCGTCGACCGGCTGAAGGAGCAGCGATACAAGATCAGGGGCGTCAACTTCGGTATGAGATCCGCCAAACCGATCATGTTCGGGAACAAACGCGCCGAGATGTGGCACGCCATGCGGGAGTGGCTGAAGACAGCCAGCATACCAAACGACCGCTTCCTAAAGAGCGACCTGACCGGCCCCATGATGAAGCCTGACAGTAAAGGGACTATATTCCTAGAGAGTAAAAAGGACATGAAGGCGCGAGGGCTGGCCTCACCCGACGCCGCCGACGCTATCGCTGTGACGTTCGCGTATCCTGTGGCGCACAGGGAAGCGCGGCCCATAGACAACAGACCGCGCGTAACGTATGGTGGCAACGCAGCCTCTTCAGGTTGGATGGGACATTGACATGCCGCTCGTAAAATCCAGCAGCAAATCCGTTTTTCGTAAAAATATTGCCGCCGAAGTAAAAGCCGGAAAAAAGCCGGCTCAAGCGGCCGCCATTGCCTACAGCGTTAAGCGCAGCGCAGCCGCCAAAAAGGGCGGAATGAGCAAGGGTAAGTCGTGTAAATAATGGATCTTATTTACGACATAGGCGTTCCTTGTCGTAAAGGGCATACGACCGGCCGCTATACGGTCAGCCGTAAATGCGTTCAATGCGCTAAAGACGCGGCGATCAAATGGAATAAAGAAAACCCGGATCGCTACAAGCAAATAAAGAAAAAAAGCCGCGATCCGGCAAAAGAATCAGAAAGATATAGAGATTGGCGCGTAGCCAATCCCGATAAAGTCAGAGCTAAGAACGCTAATTGGCAGGCTAGGAATTGGGATAAATATCTAGCCATATCAGCCGAATGGAAAAAGCGTAACCGCGCCCACACAAACGCTAAATGTAAGGAGCGGCGGCTAGCTCAAGATCAGCGCACACCTAAATGGCTGACAGAACAAGATTTTGCTGGTATAAGAGAGTTCTATTTGCTGGCAGACGAGCTATCTAAGGCTTACGGCTTCCCTTGGCATGTAGATCATATTATACCCCTTAAAGGGCAAAATGTCTCCGGTTTGCATATAGCCTCTAATCTTCAGGTTATCCCCGGCTCGGACAATATGCGAAAAGGTAATAGGTTCTATGGCTGACGATGTAACCGCTGCCGGTAAGGTTTCCGACAATCCAGACGATAATCGTCTGGCTACTATGCGGCATCGTTTCACCGTCGCTCAAGCCGCGTATTCAGATAGTAGGGAAGATGAATTAGATGACCTTCGGTTTATGGCCGGAAGTCCTGATAATAGTTGGCAATGGCCAGCCGACGTGCTGGCGACGCGGGGCGCGGTGCAGGGGCAGACGATCAACGCGCGGCCGTGCCTGACGATCAACAAACTGCCGCAGCATGTGCGCCTTGTGACCAACGAGCAGCGCCAGAACCGTCCGACCGCGCGTGTCATCCCCGCCGATGAGAACGCCGATCCAGAGGTCGCGGAGATCTTCGACGGTATCGTGCGACACATCGAGTATATGTCCGACGCCGATGTTGCCTATGATACGGCCTGCGATAACCAGGTCACATACGGCGAAGGCTATATCCGTATCCTGACAGAATACTGCAAAGAAGACTCGTTCGAGCAGGACATTAAGATCGCGCGCGTTCGCAGCAGTTTCAGCGTCTATATGGACCCGATGATCCAGGACCCGTGCGGTCAGGACGCGAACTGGTGCTTTATTACGGAAGACATTCCGAAAGCTGAATACGAGCGCATGTATCCTGACGCGACGCCTGTGACCGGCATGATGTCTCAGGGTGTGGGCGACCAAACGCTCAGCATGTGGGTCAGCCAGGAAACGGTGCGCATCGCTGAGTATTTCTACGTCGACACGAAGCGCGCCACTCTTAACCTCTACCCAGACAACATCACGGCGTTCAAGGGCACGCCGGAGGACAAGCGGCTCATGGCCGCCTACGGCAAGCCGCTGCGCTCGCGCGAGAGCGACCGCCGCAGGGTTATGTGGATCAAGACCAACGGCTATGAGGTGTTGGAAGAGCGCGAGTGGGCGGGTAAATACATCCCCGTCATCCGCGTCGTTGGCAACGAGTTCGAGGTCGACGGTCAAATCTACATCAGCGGGCTGGTGCGCAACGCCAAAGACGCTCAGCGCATGTATAACTACTGGGTTAGCCAAGAAGCCGAAATGCTCGCGCTGGCCCCTAAAGCGCCGTTTATCGGTTATGGCGGTCAGTTCGAAGGCTATGAAACCAACTGGAAAACGGCCAATACGAATAACTGGCCGTATCTGGAGGTCAATCCCGATGTTACCGACGGAGCCGGCAACCCGCTACCGCTACCTGAACGCGCCCAGCCTCCGATGGCTCAAACGGGCCTTATTCAAGCCAAGATGGGGGCTGGCGAAGACATCAAGTCGACCACTGGCCAGT